AAGGTCAATAGCACACCCATATGCGTGCATTGACAATACGTTACCGCCGCGCATTACACGATAGTTATATGACCCTGAAAAGACAGAGACGCCCCAATCGTCAATTATTTTTTGATTTTTACCAGATGCAAGCCATATTGCGTCAAAAATCCGTGACAAACTGTCCGCGCATTTCTTATTTATGGCAATTGACGTGATCGGCTTGCCAGCAAACTGCATTTTAAATGGCGGGTTGACTCGAACAAGGTTAGCTTTTTCCCATTGCGCTGAAGCGCGGCCATTACGACCGCGAGGATTGCCGTAGAACGCATCGCACTGTGATTGAAGCGGCCAAGTCATCGGTCTGCCTTTTGAGAAATGAGATCTTGAATACGATCTAATTTAGAAAAAATCGCGTTAAGCGACGTATTAAACTCATCGCGCGTCACATATCGTCCGGCCACAAGCACCTCAATTGATGCGACCTTATCGACAAGCGCCTTGTCAGCCGTCTGAAGATCCTTTAATGACCCCCATATGGTGTTAAGCACCCATCCAAAAGTGACGCTCACTATCGCCGTGGCGACATTAAAAAAGAACTGATATTCGCTCATTTTCATCTCGCCATCGCGTTTACGCCCTGCGTCGCTATAGGTGCGACAATAGGAGCATATTCAACAGAAAAGGGAACTGCCGTAGGTGCGCCGCGTGTCATAGCAGCAACATTACGCGCAGCACGTCGAGCTAGTGCATTACGAACAGCGCGGCCTGTTGCACCAGCTAAAGCTGCGCCGCCCGCACCGTAAAACGCATATGGATCTTCACTAGATAAACCATAACCTCCAACAAGAGCCTGCGTTGCAAGCATACCCGGGCTACGCGAAGGAGCAAAACGACTCGCAAAATTAGCCAACGCTGATCCTTCCGAACCTTTTGCAATTCGTTTTATCATAGTCTGTTCATCAGGAGTAAACCGACGCATACGTCCTTCGTTCTTCGCTAATGTGCGAAATTGTGTTTCAATATTTTCGGCAGACCCACCTGATAAGTCAGCGCGTTCAATCAAACGCTCAATTTCTGAACTTTTGCTCATCATTTTATAGTCTTTAATACCAGACATAAGAGCGTCAGCGGCATCGCGTCCCGCCGTAGTCATGCGCGCAGCAACATTAGTATTTTTTTCATTTGTGACAAAATCATCTAGTTTGTTTGTCAAAATACCCGCCATGCGGCGCACGTCTTTTTCTTTGTCACCGCGCAAAACGCCAAGCATCTGACGCGCGTTATGCAATCGCTCAATAGTCAATGGCTGGCTGTCAAGATCTTTTAATTTGTTAACAGCTACTTTTACGTCGGCAAATTTAGAAAAGTCAGGATCATAACCTTTAAGGCTAGACTCTAAACCGCTTGAAAAAGATTGATATGCTTGTGGATCATATTGAACTCCAAGCGAAGTTGCTTTTTCAAATGCTTCCGACGCGCGTTCGCCAAGTGCTTCAGTTGATGGTGGCTTGCCAACCAAGCGTAATGCACCGCGTTGTCCTGCGGTTACAGCCGATTCAATACCTCGTTGTAACCCCGCCGCTCCATGTGCGCCAGCCAAACCGCCAACAAGACTTGTCGCTAATAGCGCGCGAGGATCTTCAATACCTATTTGTTCAGCGCGGACGGGCGCTACCGCCGCACCTGCACCGGCACCTGTTTGAACAAACGGGCGCTCGCCCATCGTCGCTAATACATTACGCATGATGCCGGGGGCTGCGCGTTTGGCTAAAACATTAGCTGCACCTGCGCCAGTTAAAGCACCGCCTGCACCTTCGACGCCTGCGGCTAATAACTCTTCAGCTTGTGTGCGAGGACGAAAAGATTGCGGCGTCAGATATTGCCGAGCGATGTCAGACGGCGTTCTAACTTGTGACATGCCGATCTTGGGGGCTGCTAGGTTGTAAAGCGTCGTCGCCAGATCAGCGACACCTAACGCTGCCGGAGCTGCAACCGCGCCGACAGGACCACCAACAAGACCGCCAAGTCCCGCCGCCGCTGCAATAGGTGCTATAGCGCCTCCAGCAACTTCAGCCGCACGCCCTACGGTTAAACCTTCAGATGGCTTTTGTGGCGCAGCTTCTAATCCAAAATGCTGAAATATTTCGGCGTCTGAATAACCAGCTTTTTTAGCTTCGGCTGTTTCAGGCATAGACATAAGGAATTGCTGGATCTCAGCATCCGAATATCCTGCCGCTTTTGCACCAGCTACATCAAACATTTTTATCTCGTATAGAAAGAAGACAATGGAGGCCGATTAGATGGCGGTGCGACGGACGCGACAGGTGCTATCGAAGCCGCGTCCTCTTCTGGCATTTTAATTTTACCAGAGCCATACCGCGATGATATATCACTAACAATTGCTCTTATTGATTCAATCGACATGGTTGGATCGCCTAGACGCTCCAACGCTGTTTTAAGTTCGAAATTCGAATCAAGTTCTTTAGATGTCTGACCAGTTGCTTCTTTAATATCTTGTAAAAGCTGTCCTCGTAGAGCGGAAATTCTATTACGTCTATCTTGAGCTTTAGACCCCAAGGCTTTTTCGGTTTCTTGACCGACAGTTGTTCCTTTAAGATACCGTCCCAATGTGCCAAGCGGATCCGCAGCCGCCGTTTGGCTGCTTATCATATCGCCAGAAGTTAATAATTGCTCATATGTCCCCATCATTTTTTCAAGAGTTTTATCAATATTTGATTGACCTTTAATTTGTTTGCGCGTGCCAACTGTTACTGGCTGCGGTGCGGATATAGGCGCCGCTTGAGCAATAGATTGTAATGGCTGTTGTGGCGCGGCCATAGCGTTAACTGGCGCTGCGCCCATCATATTAATTGGCGGCTGAATTTGTGGGCCGCCCATAAACGTAGGTGCGCCCGCCGCTGCAAAAGCAGGGACGGCGCGCGATCCTGGCATACCAGTGCCTCTAGCAATATTAGCCTCTTGCATCCGACGACCGGCATTGACGCCTTTATTGTCGTCAGCAAGACTTTCAATCGCTTTTGCTATCGCTTCTGGATTGCCAGACTGAACCGCAGGAACGATACGGCTAGGAATATTACCGTAGTTATAGGCAACAGACGTAAGTGCAGCGCGCGTATTTTCAGGCAGACGCGACCAATTTTCTTCGCCGACTTTAGCTGCGGCTTTTGGTACAAATTCAGTCTGTATGCGACGTTGAAGATCACGTTCGGCGTCTTGCTCCGTAATAGGAGCCATTCCTTTACGGACTTTTTCAATTGTCCCGTCTTCGCGTGTTACAGTATCACTGCCATACCCAACCCGTTGTGCATTTACGTCAAAATAAGGTGTTGCCCTAAATTGTTCGCGGTCTTTAATCAAATCAGTTGTTAAATCTTGGCGCGTATTTGGCATACCTTCGCCAGAAATAATAGGCGCAGGGACAAGACCTTGCGGTGTCTTTTTATATACTTCACCGCCAGCTTCCATATACTCTGGTTTGGCTTGTGCATATTGTTGTTCTGGCGTCAATAAGAATCGCTTACGTGTGTCAGCGTTCCATTTCATTTTCTGAGCGATAGCATATTCATCGGGCAACATTTCTTTATATTGACCAATTATTGCTTGATAAGCCGCGTCGTCGCCTTCTGGAATGTTTTGTAATTGCGCCTTCGCGTGCTCAAGAACTTTTGCTTTTAGTTCTTGTAACTTAACGCGCTCTTCCATTTGAGCTTTAGACGCTTCGCGCGATTCTTTATTAGCTGTAACTCCCGCAGCGCGTTCAGCCAAATCCATTTGTTGACGCAAACGCTCTTCTTGCAACTGTTGGTGTTGCAACGCCGCGCCTTGGGCGTAAGCGCCCATAAGGTTCAGATTAGGAACCTGAAATTCTGGAACTGGCTGATATTGAATAGGCATTATTATCACCCATACATAGATTTATTGTATGACGCCGGGAATGGCGAACCAAACTTACCCGCACCAAGCGCCGTAGCGCCGCCTTGAATAGCTTGACCGGCAAGTTGCGCCATTAGGTTCGTTGGTCCCATATAAGCGCTGGCGTTATTAGCACCGATGTTGGCGTAGCCTTGCCCGATGTTCTGACCAAGAGCATTATAATTATTAGCCAAGGCTGTGCCTGCGCCAGTATAAGTATTGGCTAAATTAGCGCCTGTGCCTGTATAGACATTAGCTGCGTTTGTTTTAAGGCCGCCAATACCGCCCGCTGCGGTCAAGCCAGTGCCTACTCCACCAGAAAGCATATTTATTTGATTTTGGCGGTTCTGCATAAACCGAGCATAAGCATTACTATATTCTTGACTGGCTGCGTTTTGACCATAATCCGTGATCGCTTTCATAGCCGCGCCGCTGCCAGCATTAGCCCCACCAATACCCGCACGAATACTGTTTTGAAGCGCTCCCTGACCTTGTTGCAATCGCCAAGCGTAGCTTGGGTCCATCTGAAGTTCAGCTATTGTTGGCATAGCGGTAAGCGAGCCATAACCTATGCCCGCCGCGCCGCCATTTGGTGTATTAGGCCCAAGACCCATTCCATAAGCCAAAGCATTTGCGCTTTGTGTGCCAAATTGCTGATATGGATTATAGGCATTAACGCCTTCATTAATCGCGCCTATTGCACCAGTTTGCCCGGCTTTTAACGCGTCAGTAGCCTGAGTTCGACCTTGTTCAATCGCGCGTTGAGCATCTTGAGCCGCCTGCGCTTGTGCAAGCATAGCTGCTTGAGTGCCTTGATTCTGGGCGTTGGCGGCTTTAGAAAAACCCATTTTATTTCTCTCTTGCTACGGTTCCATCCGCTTGCGGAGTGTAACCTAGTCTTTCCAGTATGTTATACATGAAATCATGGCCGTCTGTAACACGCGTATGTGTCATCCCCGTCAAGATCTCTTTCAACAAACCTTTTGTCAGCCATTTACGACGCCACTCAGGTAATATAGATACATGAGTTTCGCCATTTTTGGAATACATGGCCCCTATTATCTTATTGTCCCGTTCAATTCCTCTGACAGTCCAATCCGCTGTCGCATTAATATAATCTTCCCAAGTCATAGGTATGTGCCAATTAGTGGCTACAAACCCCACTTTTAAAGCGTCTTCGCGGTCGTCTATCAGTCGTGTTGTCATGTCTTAATAATATAAAGAACGCCATAATTCTTAGGTCTTGTTTCGGTTCCGCCGGTCGTCGATGTGTTTACTGTTAAGCCAGTAACAACAGCATTTGTCGAATATGATCCTGTAGATGGATAAGGCTTGACAGTTTCCGCAGATCCCGGCGCTTGCGAACCTTGTAAAAATGCAACTTGATGATAATGGCCTGGATCCGTAACGTTGTGAGTATGGTTCAAATATGTATCTGTCTGGCTTGCACCAACAGCGGGGCCAGTAGCTCCACTTACAACGCCATTTGATCCTGTGCCACGCAAAAACATGCCGCGAAGATCGGGCACTCTAAAGTTACCGGTGGTCTCGCCGCCTGTATTCCATGCTGACCCAATAGCAGCAAAAAGATTTGCATATGCCGTTTGAGCGTATTGCGTGCCATCGCATAATAACCAGCCAGTAGGCGCTGTTGCGCCAGCGAAAGTGGCGATCATACCTGGTGGGTTAGAGCCAACGCCGGTAATAGGCACGCTAAACGCTGCCCCAGAGCTATTAATTATTGCTCGCGTAACGCCATTTGTCTGAATTGTGAAATTACGGTCGTTAGCCACCGCAAAGAAAGAATCCGTCGCATTAGCCGATAAATCCGTATATGCCGTGCCTGTTGCGCTTGATAACTGTAACGTGCCGCCCCACATATCCAACTGTTGTGCGGGCGTCGTGGTGCCTAAACCTATATGGCCGTTTGCATCCAGATAAAACGCGCTGTTAGTTCCTTTAATAAAGTTCAACACAGGGCCATAGCCGGTCTGTGTGACTGTCAACGCAGGGTTAGATGAATTAGAATTAATAACAACATTACCACTAAGAACAGGCGATTGCGCCGTTGTAGGCGCTGAGATATTATCAACTGTCCAAATGACGCTATTATTAGCATCGGCTAATGTAAACTTATATGTATTAGCGCCTAGCCAAATGTCGGCCTCGCCTCTGGCGTTTAGGACTACTGGATTAGTATTGGCTGTGCCGCCTGTGCTATCCGTATAAGTTGCTAGCGGTGTCGTTGTGCCAGCAGCATAGGTATAGACCAAACCTCCAACAAGCGGAGCGCCTGAACTGTCTATAAATTGCATTTTGGCGACAGGTGAAAGAACGGACATTAAGCACCTATATTACTTGTGACGGTCAAGATGACCGAAGGGATAGCTGGAACAGGACTTGCCGCTGCTTGTGGAGCCAGCGTAATACCCGTATCATTAGTTGACCAGATTAACTCAAAATAATCGCCTTTGTTAAGACTTAGCATAAAGCTGGACGTAACAACAGTCGTTGTGCCGTTTACTATTAAGGCTTGAATAGCAGACTGAGCAATATCAACGCCATTAACGCGGGGCCAAACATATATACTTTTTGCACTGCCTGCCGTGCTGGCGCACTGAAGCGAAAATTGAAGATTATATATAGCTGTATTGTTTACAAATACTTGCGAAGTTGTTGTTCCTAAATAAACACCATAAGACATTTTGGTGTTGTTATTAGGGTATGTATTATTAAATGTGATCGGATAAGCTGTGTTGATAGCAACCGCTGTATGTGTCGTCGTATCGTAAAACGATCCATATCGTCGTCCAGCTTCTACAGACGTATAGATATTAAAAAACCAACGATACCAAGGTCGTGAAGGCATATCTTTTTCCGAGATCGCAACACGCGACGCCGGAATCTGAGTGTTATTATCGACAGGATTAGGCATTGGTGCCATCCGCGTGCAATTCCGCACCCATGATGGCTATCTTGACTGGGTCAGTGCCGGATACTTCATACACGCGATCGCGGAGCTTAAGTGTCATACCAAGCCGCCGCCAGATCGTGCGGTAGCCTGTCTGCCCGATCTTACCCATTGATTTCCAATGTTCATTAGACCATGTGTGACCGCCATCGTCCGACCATCGAAGCATGACTTTGGGATCTGAACCTTGAACTGTTCCGTCCAAACCAACGCCAGTTTGACAATCTAATTGAAGACTATGCTGTGCGGTGCGGTTAAGATCATTCTGACCTGTTGGCAATGCGCGCCATGATCGTAACCATTTTTGAATACTGCCTGCCTCTGTATAATTATTTAGATCATAAGCATAAATTCCGCCAGATTTATAATCACCAATAACAATAGTATTATTAAAGTTCATTTGGCAGTTGCCACGGTGGCGCGTAAATGCGTCATTTTCCCATCCAGCGCGCTCATGCCAGGCTTGCGTGGATACGTCGTATACCCACGTCGTATTAGCAGTCGGAAAATTTAAAACATAAAAACTATGACCGTCTTGCTGGTATGTATAAGATACGGCATCAGATAATGTTGCGTATTGCTGAATCTGCCACTCGACGGCATGGGTAGAAATACGTTGTCCTGCATAGCCATTCGAGACATATACAATACCATTACCGCGCGCATCAGCACCAAGCCAATAGACGTTATTGTCCATTTTGGCGACTGAATACGCAGCAAGACAGCCAGTCTCAATAAACGCGCCTTGAATACGCGCTAAAGGAAACGGAAAATTACCGGCGTCATACCAGACTTCGACAGAGTTCGCGCCAAAAAGCCATACTTCGCGGTGATTTACTAATAGCGTGACAAGATTATCTGGCGAGCCATCAGCGCTGGCGTATTGTAGTGGATCAATTGATGTGCCTGTAGAATCCATGACCCAAAAGACTTGGCTATTAGGCTGATTAAACACAAAATAAGTATCCAAAAAGCCACAACCAACAGCACCATAAAAGTTAGAACTAAGCTGGGTAAGAAAGTCAGAAAACGTCAATGTATTTGTGCCGCTTACCGTAGCAGCTACAGACAACACAAAAGTAGTCCCGTTTGTAATACTAGCGACTGTTGCGCCGCCAGGTATGCCGGGGCCAGACACAGGTTGAGTAGGATATATTTGCGTTGTATCTGTAGTCGTTACGGTAGTAAGACCACTTGTTGTTGTGCAAACCAATGATGGATTGCTGCTATTATAAATATAGCCATAAGCATTAGCCGCAATGAATAATTGCGTGCCATTGTCGGTCATTGTGACCTGCGTTGTTCCGGCTATGTTACCTTTATATGTTGCGTTCCAATTATTATCTATCTGATACAAACCAGTTCCAGAGACAACATAGCCTTTTCCGTTGAACGTCCATAGTCCACGAATAGGGCCAGAGCCTATGTTATTGAGAAGCCGCAATCCTGGCACACGTTGAAGCCAAGCGGCCTCTTTACCGCCTTCAGGAATAATCTCAGGATATAAATTTATCATTTGCGCGTCAGCCGCGTTAGGCGACCGCGCTTGATATGAGGAGCCAAGAATAGGCGTCTTCATTAGTAATTACCTGCAAAAATATTATATTTCTGACGTGTTCCCACAATGCTGTATGGAATCGCCATAACGCCATTTGGATTGTTAATGCGTTTTAAATTGCGTTTGCTAGACATAGCAATACGCGACACTTGTGGCGATGGCTCAACACCAAATTCAGGCGCTAATTCACATGCCAAGCCATATCTAAACGCTCTTAAATATCCTGGCGGAAACGCTAATGTCGTCGCTAATGTCGCTGGTTGATAAAGCTCCGAGACGGACACAAAATGAAACTCTAACAATTTAGTCGGCACAGGATAAACAGATAAGCTAATGTTTGGGTAAGTTGGATTAGCAAACATCACTTGCGGATAAGTGCTTGTAACCGTCTTGACCGCAATACCATCATATTGCTGTTGATTAATGAGTTTGATGCCGTATGAGATCCCTGACGCTGGGTCACGGAAATATGTTGCGTCATCCAATAAGATCGGACGGACAGGCGTATAAAGTGGATCTACTGGTGTTAAAGTGCCGGTAGGCCCAAGAGTGGCGTTCCGTGTAGATGGAAGCCAATTCATTATTTGGTCGATCGTGCAGTAAACCGAAAGACGCTCTATATTCCACGACTCAATCATTTGATTAAGAGCAAACAACGCATCATCGGCTGACTCAGATGATGGCGTCTCGCCCTCTGCCAAAACGCCTAAAAGCCGCAACGCGCCGCATATTTGGTCATAAGCCGTATAGGCAGAACTACCTGACGGCGACGGTGATGGCGTAGGGCTAGGGACAATTGAGTCAAAGAAAAGCGCCATTTGGGCGGAGGTCCACCCAAAAGCTGTTTGTGCGGTAAGATAAAGGACATCGCCAGCATATACGTAATCAGCCGAATTAAACTCGATCCAGACAGCCGTGTTTGGATCAGCGTTCACCGCTTGATAAAGAGTATCCATCAAGCCAAGCGCGGATACTGCGGTAAAAAAGTCCTGTCTGGATACATATGCTGTCATCAGAAATAGACCTTATTTAGTTTTGGCTCTAATTTGAGCCTGAATTTTCTGCGCTACCGCATCAGTTGCAAGTTTATCATGTTCAGCCTGAAGAAGCGCCTGCAACTCGCCAACAGTAATCGTAATCGAAGTATTAGGATCGACCTGTTGTGGGGCGGGCTTCACATCCTCTGCAAAAGCTGGAACCGACAAAAGAACCATAAGTGCAACAATACGTTTCATATTTTACCTTTCTTAGTAAGCGAAACAACTTACTTGGATAACGTCGCCGTTTGTCCAGTTTGTCGCTACAGGCGGGTTAGCGCCATTATAGTTTGTAAGAGTAATAGAGGTTGTTGAGGCCGCGCTGACTCTTGGTAAATTAGCCGCCGGATTAGTTATGTCACTAGCGAAACAGTTCCATCCTGTAGATGCTGTAGGCATACCAATCACACCCGTGCTACCTGCTGCGCCCGATCCAACGGTTACTCTGAATGCCGATGTGCCGTTATTGGCGCTAATTGTGCCGTTTGTATTAAACCCAGACGTAAAGGTCGGCGCGGTCGCACTGATTGATACTTTACCAGCAACGCGATAGTTAGCTGTCGAGTTTATGTCGCCTGTCACATCCACATTGTATGTAGCAGCCGTTGTTGTGCCAAACGCGGTTTTACCGGCAAACACGTTAGACGCTGCCGTATTAGAATTATAGAAACAGTTTCCGGCGGTCATATCACAACGAAAACCGTAACTATTGGTAATTCCGGCTTGATTTAATAAAGACGTAGCCCAAAAACCAAAAGCATTAGTTATAGTTCCGGCAGTAGGATTTTGAAAACCAGCGGCTACCGCAGCAAATTGTGTTACCGTATTATTTCCCGCACCGCCTGTCATATTAGTAGCAGGATAAGCCAAGAACCCATACATAGTGTTTGTAAGATTAACTGAATTCGTTAATGTTGGCGCGTAATACATGCCGTAAGAACCGGCAGTAGCCGAACCTATGTTTCCTTCAACACGCATCAAACCGCCAGCGGCAGCAAGATCACCATTTCCAATTGACAATCTTCCGCCGGTTATATCGCCCGCCGTTGTATTAACTGGTGCTGATGTGCTGCCAACTCTTAAATACCCACCAAAAGCTGAATTGTTGGTGTGGATGATGTTGCCTGTTGATACGCTGCCAAGAGTAATTGTTCCCGTGCCTTTTGCATCAATAGTCAGATTTTCGTTGGCGCTTGCTCCGTTGGAAATCAATGATAAAGCAAGGCCACCTGTATTTGCGCCCGCTTTTACTTGCAACCCTGTTACTGGCGTTGTTGTAGAGGCATCTATTTTTAACGCCGGGCCAGTTGAACCATTTGCGCCGACGGCTAAAGCATTAGCTGTCGCGTCAGTAATAACATGCCCTGCGCTTGTTAATGTGCTGCTAAGAGCAGTAGTGCCTGTGACCGCAAGAGCATTTGTGCCTATTGTCGCGCCACCAAGGGCTAAAGATGTGCCTGTGGCTGCGCCAAGAATCGGCGTAACCAGTGTTGGCGATGTAGAGAACACAAGGTTTGTTGAAGTTGTGCCGGTAGTGCCTGCCGCCGTAAAGCCCGTAATGTTATTAAAGCAAGTGATGCTTGTTACAGAACAGTTTGTCCCGCCATTCGCAGTTCCAAGTGTTCCGGCAAGTGTAACCGCACCTGTAGTAGCCGTGCTTGGCGTAAACCCTGTGGTTCCTGCGCTAAATGATGCAACCGTTCCCGCTGTTGTTGCCAGAGTGCCGCTTGTTGGAAATGTAACCGCTGTGTTGGCAGATAAAGTTCCCGTAAACGTAAATGCGCCGCTCATAGTGAACGCGCCGCCAAGCGACACAGCATTACCGCCGATCTTTCCGACAGTTGTTGCGAGCGACCCTGCCGTTGTCGTTACATCGCCTGTGAGTGCAGGAAACATAGTTGATGGCAAGGTTGTGCCATATGTATAAATACCGCCGGTAGCATTTGTAGCTAATCCAAGAGCGGTAAGGACGCCAGTGCCTGTCGTAGTAACGGAAGGCCCAGAAGTGCCGCCACCAATTACAAGGGAATTGGCCGTTAAAGCTCCCGAAGATGCCATTTGATTAGAAGCATTAAAGTAAGCAATACCGCCTGCCGTTTGCCCCGTAACTGATACAGGCAATGCTAAACTTGAAGCTGCCGCCGTGACAGTGCAGGTAGAACCAAGTGTGCAGGCCGTGCCATTGACCGTTGTGGTCGGACTTGTCCAAGTCATGGCAGAAGTACCGCCAGATTGTGAGGTCAACAAATAACCTGCCGTGCCGACAGTCGTAGGCAAGTTGAAGTTGTAAGCTGTAGTTGCGCCGTTGTTTTGGACAGTTACTGTCGCGCCTGTCGCGCCACCATTCGCAAGACCAAGTTGGCCCGTTGCTGTCGCATTCACACCAAGCGTTAAGGTGCCTTTTGTAGTGCCGAATTGTGCCGATTGCCCACCGCTTGTGTAGATGGAAAGGGGCAGATAGGTGCCTGTGCCATTGATGCCAGATACAAGCTGCACGTCTGTGCTGGCATTTGTAGCGATTAGGATCTTGCTTGCGTTTGTGGGATCAGAATTGTTCGTCGCTTGCCAACTTGCAGCCGTCGATGTTCCATTTGGAAGAGCATAGATGCCAGTTGTAGCGTTTGTGGTGCTGGTCTGGAATGCAAATCTACTATTAACAGTCGCATTATCAAAATCAGCTATAAAACGTGCTGCTGTGCCAGTATGTGTTTCATTCCCGCTAATCGTTGGCGTTGTAATGGTCGGGCTCGTCGAGAACACCAAATTGGTGCTGGTCGTGCCCGTCGCGCCTGTCGCGGTATAACCTGTGATGTTGTTAAAGCATGTAATGCTTGCTACAGAGCAGTTCGTGCCACCATTTGCTACTGGCAAAATTGAGGTCCATGACGAGACACCTGCCGTTGTGGCGGTCAGGATCGCACCATTTGCTGCCGGAACCGCAAGAGGAAGCGTCAAAGTCCAAGATGCAGGGGTGTTTGCACCAGATTGAATTGAAGCAGTAAACGCTGAGCCAGAATTTGCAAGGGTCAAAGCGCCCGTTGCGGTCGAAGCTTTGCCAACTGTCAGCGTATTGCTCGCAAACACCAAGTTCGCGCTTTCCTGCAGCACACTACCCGTATCATACATCAACTGCCCTGCAGCGCCGCCAGCTGTAGGCGTTACACCGGGAGTTAAATTGATAAGTGTGGCAGGAGATGCCCACGACATTGTGCCAGTAATGCCAGAAATCAACGCATAGTTTGCACCTGCAGGTGCTGCAGTGGGAAGCGTATAAGTGACCGCCGCAGAAGCATTACCTGCTTGAATTGACGTTAAATTAGCTGAAGAAGCATTTGCAAGAGATACAGTGCCAGTAGTTGTAGACGCTGATCCTACAAATAAAGGAACGGCTATAGTAGCTGTTGTTGGCGTTAGTGTAAAAACATTAGTTGGGCCAGAACCCATTTGAAATACAGTCTGGCTAATATGTGAGCCAGCAGTAAATAAATAATTTCCAGTATCAGTTAAAGATTGAGATAGATAATTATTAGCTGTCCCTGTTTGCAAAATAAAATTTGCTGTTGCTCCAGTTGTAGCAGACGTAGAAATCTTTTGACCTACAGTTGTGTTTGCCCCGCCTATTAATTGTATCTGAGGATATGCTTGCGCCAATAAAACTGTGTTAGAACCAGCATTATTATTAAACTGAAAATCACCTACTGAATTTTGATATAAAGTATTAGTTAATGGAGTTCCGCTGGAATTAAGAGACACAAAAGATATTGGTTGACTGTTTTTACTTGTTCCTGTCGCCGCTGTAGCGCCTACGGTTAAACAATTAACTGAACCACCAGAAGAACATTGAAAACCAGTTTGCCAATTTGATGTGGCACTTCCTAATGGGTCAACGGCAAAAGCAATAGATGTTGTTTGCCCTGTTCCCCCGCCTCTATTTAATACAGCTTCATAACCATAAAATGTTCCTGTAGGTGTGCCAGATGAAGTATTAAATGCAACAACATCAACTTCTATGCCTTTACCTTGGGTAACATTATATGCGCTTCCGGGAACACATGAACTATCATGATTTTTACAATTTACTGCGACAAAATTAGCACCAAATGGATAACCGCCATCTACACCAATACCACCTTCACCAAAAATAGCTACAGCCGCTCGAGTAGGTTCTAATGTTTGAGCATATCCAGCAACTGCAACATCTTGACAAGGCGCTCCACCACAACTTGTAGTTGCCCCAACAGGAGATTTAATAGTCCCAACAAGAGATTGAATACCATGCCATCCAGCAGGAGTTACAGTTGGATTACCGAAAAACTCATTGTTGATAGGAAATCCACCAGTATCAAATCGAAATGGATCTGCACTTGCCGTGTTGCCGGGGTATGCTGACTCAAAAGTCGCTAAGGGTGTCGTAAATCCTGTTGGGATTGTTGGTGCAGAGCCTAACTGAATCGTAGAGGGTAATAAACCCCATGCTCCCGCTAAACTTACGGTTCCAAGATTATACCAAGATCCATTAATATTAGCGCCAAAGGCGTATGGACTTACACCCTTATTCATACCCCATTGCATTTGAGTATAGGTTTGCGCCTGAAGGCTAGTCGAGATCAGTGATAGGGCTAGGATCAGCGGCTTCTTCATCATCAACCTTCAATTTGCGCGTGCGTCGCCGGACTATAGCATTGTCCATAGGAGGCGTCACCTCCCCTGGCGTAAATAGCTCCCAACCTAATTCTTCGTCGTGAGCTACTTCTAAATCAGAAATAGCAACTTTAACCCCATGCACAGGGTGCCGGAGATAGAAAACAGCCATGTTAACTCCTATGGAGAGGGCCAGGTGGCCCATAGGCCACCCGTATTATCAGTATTAAGATGCTACCAGCGGAATTGAGAACCACTGAGTCGCACTATAGGCCACAAACATACAAGATGTCTTTGCAGCCATAGAATATGCGGTGCCAGAAGCAACAGCGTTAATAGCCGCGCTGTTCCCGTCATTAGCGGAATAGACTTTGAGAACAGCGTTAGCCGTGTCGTCATTTTTTACAATGACCACAAGACCTGCAACACCGGTCGGGAGTGCAACGCCTTTAGTAGCATCCGCGCCCGTAACCCAACTAAAACCGGCCCCAAGAGCGGTGCCTGTAGCTTGGTTAGTGCCTGCTGCCGCTGGTTTAGCAACAGCAATATTAAGCGTAGACGCCGTAACAGCGCCAGTAATTGATGCGCCCGTGATCGTTGGATTTGTAATGACAGCGCCATCAATGGTCGTGCCGCTTACAAGCTGTGGATCAGAGTAGGCAACACCAACTGGTTTGGTATTGACCATTTTAATCTCCTAAAAGAGAAAGAGTGGGCCGAAGCCCACCCTATTAAGCGACGCGGTAAACAACCCAAGTAGCTGCCGCCGTGCGAACAAAGCGGAAGATGCCAGAGGTAACAGCAGCAGCCGAAGCTGAATTGATGGCAAGATAGACGTTACCAACAAACGTGACGCCTGTGTTAACAGCAAGGTTAACAACGTCGCCGCTGGTCGTTGAGATGTTGATAATTGAAACATCAAACGTGCTGTTAATCTTAGCGTTCGTCAACAGAGCGTCTAACTGAGCGCCTGTTGGAACGGTTACGACTGAAGCGCCTGCGCCGCCACTTGCAACAGTAATAACGCCTGACGCAGCTTGAGCTGCCGTAAGCGTATTAGCTGCGCCCGTTAGAGCTGTGATTGAGCCTTGGTCGCCTAATACCTGTTCATTAAGGTTGCCATCGCCTAACTGATAGCCACC